CTAACTAGGGAGCAAGAAAATGTAACTGGTGCGAAAGATAAGTTAAAGAAACTAAACACACTTAAGGGTAAAATGTCTAATAAAGTAGCAACCCTTACTAAAGAACATAAGTTTTTCACAGAGAATAGGGTATGTCCTACTTGTACTCAGAATATAGAGGAAGAGTTCCGTGTAAATAGAATTACTGATGCTCAAACTAAAGCAACGGAGTTGCAAACTGGTTACAGGGAACTGGAAGACGCAATTCAAAAAGAAGAGGAAAGAGAGCATCAGTTTACCAAACTATCAAAGGAGATTACTAAACTCAATAATGGCATTTCTAAGAATCATACTCTCATCTCTGGATGTAACAAACAGATCAGAGATTTGGAATCGGAAATTCAGAGACTTACCGATCAACATGCAAACAGAAATACTGAACAAAGAAAATTAGAAGAGTTTAAAGAAAATCTCCAAAAAGTATTTGAAAATCTATCAGACAGAAAAGAGGAAATCATTAACTATGATTTTGCATATTCTTTATTGAAGGATGATGGAGTTAAGACGCATATAATTAAAAAATACCTTCCCCTTATTAATCAGCAAGTAAATCGTTTCTTGCAGATGATGGATTTCTATATCAATTTTAAATTGGATGAGGAGTTTAATGAAACAATTGAATCTCCTGTTCATGAGAGATTTTCTTATGCTTCTTTTTCTGAAGGAGAAAAAATGAGAATCGATTTAGCACTTTTATTCACATGGAGAGAAGTTGCTAGAGTTAAAAACTCTGTCAATACTAATCTATTGATTATGGATGAAGTATTTGATAGTTCTCTTGATGGATTTGGTACAGATGAGTTTCTTAAGATTATACGTTTTGTTATCAAGGATGCAAATGTATTTGTTATATCTCATAAAGTAGAGCTGCAAGATAAGTTTGAGAGTGTAATTAGATTTGAGAAAGTTAAGGGATTCTCTAGGATGTCTGTATGAATAAACCAAAATATGGAATAGCTAGAATATTTCCAACTTTAATATTTGTTATTGACTGCTCAGAGTTGATTGATGAGGTATTGGATATTGTAGAAACTGTTGAATGGAAAAATAAAGACTATAATGATTCTACTAAAGATTTTTTTATTTTATCCAGATATTCAGAATTGTCTAAAAAATTTGATGATAAAGTAAATACTTGTTTATCTGAATTGGATTATGTTATACCATTTAAAATGTCTTCTAGTTGGTTTACAAGAACAAAACCAAATCAATTAGTGATGGAACATAAGCATACAAATTCTGCTTGGAGTTCTGTTTTTTATTTTCAAGATGATGTTTCAAATATTGTGTTTCGTAAGAGGGAATTACCTATGATAGATGTTAAATTTTCTAATGGAGATCCATCAACTATTCCATATGGAATATGTGATTTTCCTGCAAATAAAGGTAGTATGGTATTATTTCCTAGTGATTTGTATCATTCTACAAATCCTAATGAAACTGATACATATAGATATTCTCTTGCTATGAATTTCATGCCTCGTGGTATGTGTTACGACAATGACTCTTCTTACAATTACCAATGAAAAATAAAGTACAGATGGGAGTACTTAAGTTATTTCCTACATTAGTTTATCAAATAGATGCTGAAGAATTATTGAAACCTTGTTTGAAACTTTTAAATAAAGTTGAATGGAAGAATAATACGACAAATGATGCTACTGCAGATAAGTGGGTTTTAAAACAACATAAGAGTATTGCTGGACAGTTCAATGCAAAAGTAAATTTATGTCTTGAGACTCTTACTTATGTTGTTCCTATGAAGATGACCACTAGTTGGTGGACACGTACACCTCCTAATGATTCTATTACTAAACATAAGCATTCAAATTGTTTGTGGAGTGCTGTTTATTATGTTCACGATTATACTTCACCTATTGTATTTCAAAAGGCAGATGAACCTTTGATTGATGTTGAATTTAAGTGTAATGATCCAGCATATGTACCATATGGATGTGCAGAGATTATTATTAAAAAAGGTACAATGCTAGTTTTTCCAAGTTATCTTTACCATTGGACTAAACCAAATACTACAGATAAATATAGGTATTCCCTAGCAATGAACTTCATGCCTCACGGCAAAGTGTATAATGGGGATTCGAGCTATGAATACCAATGAATACTCCAAACTGGCAACACAATTCTGGTAAGCCACCGAAACGAAAACTTAAACCACAAGCGTTACGTCAAGCGAAAGCAAGGCGTGGACAGTTGATAAACCGTCTACTCAACCGCCCAAAGAGGCGGTTTTCTAGTATGATAGGTACATCAAACAAAGAGACCTATGTTGGTTAAGCACGAAATCAAATCACAACTAGCAAAACTCCTTGCTACAGAAGACCTTATTGTAGAGAACAAAAAGGTAGAAACTGCTGAGTTTAATGTTCATACTCGTGTATTAACCCTTCCAAGATGGGAAAAGGCGAGTAATAATGTATATGATTCTCTAGTTGCTCATGAAGTAGGACATGCTCTTTTCACTCCTGATATTGATTGGACAGAGACTCATAGTATCCCACATGCATTTGTAAATGTATGTGAGGATGTGAGAATTGAGAAGTTGATGAGAAGAAGATATGCAGGAATCTCAAAAACCTTCTATAATGGATATCATGAATTAAGTGATGATGATTTCTTTGATGTTGCTGATAAAGATATTTCTGACCTTAATCTTGCTGATAGGATTAATTTACATGCTAAGATTGGGTGTTTCATTGATGTACCTTTTTCAGATTCTGAGAAAAAGATTCTCTCGATAGTTCATGATGCAGAAACTTTTGAGCAAACTTTAGATGCTGCACAAAAGGTTTATGAGTATTGTAAAGATGAGTTCAATTCTGATGATGATAGTTCAGAGCAAGTTGGTGAAGTAAAACCAGAAGAAGGTGGTAATCAGGAGATAGAAGCAAATGATCAGGGTGAAGAAACTGAAGAAGAAGAGTTCCAAACACCAGAATCTTCCACTCAAGGATCTTCTCAGTATGATCCAGTATTGGAAGACTTTGAAGATATGGATATGGGTGGACAAGAAGGTAGTGATGAACCAACAGTAGAAACTGTTAATGCATTAGCAGATAAACTTAAAGATTTAGTTGATATGGATGGAATTGAAAATGTATATATTGAATTACCAAAATTAAATTTAGAAGATGTTATTGTTTCTAATGAAGCAATTCATAAAGTTTGTGTTGATCAGTGGGTAGAATCTCAGGAGTATTCTGAACAGTTTGGTTATAGGAAAGAATATGGTTTATCTCAAAATGTTTTTGAGCAATGTGATGAAGCATATTTAAAGTTTAAGAAAGAAGCACAGAAAGAAGTTAATTACTTAGTAAAAGAGTTTGAGTGTAAAAAAGCAGCAGATAGTTATGCTCGTTCTACTACATCTAGAACAGGTATTTTAGATTGTTCTAAACTTCATACTTACAAATATAATGAGGATTTATTTAAGAAAGTAACTACACTTGCTGATGGTAAGAATCATGGATTAGTATTCATTCTTGATTGGAGTGGATCTATGCAAGGTGTGATAGAAGATACTTTAAAACAACTTTATAATCTAATTTGGTTTTGTAAGAAAGTAAGTATTCCATTTGATGTTTATGCTTTCACTCAGGAATATCCTCTAGTTAAATGGGATGAGAGTCGTGGTGAGATGGCAAGAGTTACGCCATATACAGAAAAAAATCATTTAGCTTCTGTGCCTGATTGGTTCTCTTTAATGAATTTCTTTAATAGTGATGTAAATGGAAGAACTTTAGAAGACCAAATGAAAAATATTTGGAGGGTTATGTGGTCTTTGAGTGGAAATTTTCATCATGGTTTTAGAACACCATTAGGTATGAATCTTTCAGGAACTCCATTGAATGAAACATTAATTGCTTTACATCAAATTCTTCCTAAGTTTAAGAAAGATAATAATATACAAAAAGTTCAATGTGTAATTCTTACTGATGGTGAGGCATCACCTCTAAGATATCATAGAGAAGTGCAGAGACCTTGGGAAGAAGATTCTTTTTTAGGAACTAATTATATTGGAACTAATTGTTTCTTAAGAGATAGAAAGTTGGGTAAAACTTATTCATTCTCCTCTATGAATAGGTATTCTGATTTTACTGATATTCTTTTAACTAACTTAAAAGATAAGTTTAGTGATATGAATTTTATCGGTATTCGTGTTTTGCAAAGTAGAGATGCTGGACAATTTGTTCGTAATTATACTGGATATATTGATGATTCATATGAAAGGATTATGAAAGAATGGAGAAAGGAAAAGGCATTTAGTATTAAGAATAGTGGATATGATAGTTACTTTGGATTATCATCAACTGCTTTATCAAATGATACTGAATTTGATCCTAAAGAAGATGCTACAAAAGCTGAAATCAAAAGAGCATTTACTAAAAGTCTTAGAGGAAAAAAAATGAATAAAAAGATACTTGGAGAATTTATTGAATTAGTAGCCTAAATAAAACTACCTTACATATTTTACAATGAGAATAACACCTAAAGACGCTGCTGGAATGATGGATGCATATGCTAAGGTTCATGCCCCAAAGGAAGAACCTAAAGTAGAGGAACCTGCTGCTGAGACCGCACCTCCAGAGGAGTCTTCTGAAAATAATAAATAACTAGAGGAATTAAGTAGAGTTATGAGTAAGTTTTCTGAGGCAGCTGGGTTGCCTACAACATCACATGAAACTGGAGTCGCTGGAGTAACTGCTCAAGCAGCAGCTCAAGCAGCAGCTGAAGCAGCAGCAGTTCCTGTTGTTGAGGAGACACCTCCCACACCTCCTGTGTACGAGAATCCATTAGATGATATGCCTGTTGCCTCAGAACCTGAAGTAACTGCTCCACCTGTAGATCCAGAAATACCAACTAATTTAAAGTGGATGTCAAAAATTAAATTAGAAGAAATTGGTAGAACTCTTGGTATTGAATTAGATAGAAGATTATCTCAACCAAAATTAGTAGAACAACTTGAAGAACATATTGCAAGTTTAGAAGAATAGGACAGTTTACAAACTGGCATACTAGGGGTCGTAAGACCCCTTTTTTTGTCTTATAATAGGTTCAACTAAATAAAGCACTACATCATGGCATTTGAAATCAAAATGACCGAAGACCAAATTGTTGATGGATTAAGAGGATCATATGGAACTGAATTCACTGCTGCTGACATTCGTGGATTTTGTTCTCTTAATGATATTTCCTATCAAACAGTAACAAAGAAATTAAAGAAGTATAATGTAGCAAAAGGTAAGTGGAACCTTGAG